ATAAATTATATATATATGTATATATGAATAAGTTATAAACACAAAACAATATGAGCAAAAGAAAAAGTTTCGAAGAAAAAAATAATTATATTCACCCAACTCGTAAAAAGATTATTGATACGGTATTTGGTAGAGAAGATAATACACAACGTGTGTATGGATATGAAGCCGAATCCGAAACTACAAAAGAAGTAGGTGAAATTTGGACTGATAGAGAAGGTAAGACTTGGGAACAAAAAGATGGATATAAAATATCAGTTTCTCAAATGGATGATGTTAGGCAATATTTAGAAAAACTAAATAATTGCCAAGCTGAAAATTGCAAAACTATAAAATATAGTAACGCAGATAAAAAACTGATTCGTAAGACTGGAAAATGTGCTACCTGCTTAGCAAAAGAAGAAAGCGTATTGAGAGCAGATGGAACATATCCGTTCTATGAGGATTATAAAATAACAAATAATCAATTATCATATGTTATTGATTTGAAGGCTCAATTTGAAGAAGGATTGAGAGGCGTATCTCAAACATTAGAATTTATTAATGAAGATGGTACAATTCAAAAATGGCATTATGATGTTGATGTTGAAAAGGTAAAAGAAGATTTACAAAATGATATTAATGGTGCTACCGAAGCAATTGAAGCTCTGTTGGAACGGAAAGCGGCATTGGAAGATAAGTTACGAGAATTGAATCATTCAGAGCTTATAAAAAATTAAATTATTATGAAAAAGTTTGTTAATTTTAAAAACATTGCAATTGTAGCATTAATTATCTATTGTTTATTACAATGGTTTAATCCGGGTGGAGTAATGCCGGGAGGAAGAACTATCCGTATTGATGGTAAAAAATATGAAATCATTAAACATGATATTGATACATTTGAAGTTGAAAAAACAAAAGTGGTAACTAAAAAGGGTGAGGATATTTATCACGAAACAATTGTTGAAAAAGAAGTTAAAGTGCCTGTAAATGTAGATACAAATGCAATTTTAAAAGATTATTACTCAAAAGTATTATATAAAGATGTATTAGTATTACCTGATTCATTAGGAACGATAGCTGTAACCGATACAATTTCGCAAAACAAAATCTTAGGTAGAACTTTTAATGCAAGCGTAAAACAAAGAACAATCAAAGAAACTATGATTGTTAAGGAGCCAGCTAGGAATCAAGTGTATTATGGATTAATGGGTGGGTTCAATAAAGAAGATGTTGTTACTTCAATCGGAGCAGGTTTATTATTAAAAACCAAAAAAGATAAAATATATCAATTTAGTTTGGGTATAAATAATAGAATCGCCGATGGTACTACCGGTGGAATTTCTCCATATATTGGATTTGGTACTTATTGGAAGATTAAATTGAGAAAATAGTGAATAATCCGGTTCAAAAAAATACTAAGAACTTAAAGCAGATTATTGCTGAAGAATACAAAAAGTGTGCGCTAGACCCGATATACTTTATGAAAAAGTATTGTATCATTCAGCACCCAACTCGTGGTAAAATACCATTTCATCTATACCCATTTCAGGAAAATTGTTTAGATGATTTCAAAGATAATAGATTTAATATCATTTTAAAATCCCGTCAATTAGGTTTATCAACCCTATCGGCGGGCTTTATTCTTTGGAAGATGATATTCAATCAAGACTTCAATGCGTTGGTTATTGCAACTAAAGTAACAGTTGCAAAAAACTTAGTAGAGAAAGTGAGAGTAATGCACGATTTTTTACCTGTTTGGTTAAGAGATGGGGGAACTGCGGCAGCTGAAGATAATAAGTTATCACTTAAATTGAAGAATGGTTCGCAAGTAAAAGCAATCGCATCATCTCCAGATGCAGGACGTTCTGAAGCCTTATCACTATTGGTTGTAGATGAGGCGGCATTCATTAGAGATATCGATGAAATTTGGTTATCAGCACAATCAACTCTATCAACGGGTGGTTCTGCTATTATTCTTTCTACACCAAATGGTGTGGGTAACTTCTTCCATAAAACTTGGGTAGCAGGTGAAGCTGGACAAAATGGTTTCAATTGTATCAATCTACATTGGACTGTACATCCAGAACGTGACCAAAAGTGGAGAGATGAACAAACTCGTATCTTAGGAGTAAAAGGAGCAGCACAAGAATGTGATTGCGACTTTATTGGTTCGGGTGATACTGTAATTGACCCGGCTTTATTAACGTGGTATAAAGATACCTATGTGATGGAGCCAGTTGAAAAAAGAGGATTTGATGGTAATCTATGGGTATGGGAGCATCCTAACTATAATAGACAATATATGGTTGTGGCTGACGTTGCCAGAGGAGATGGAGCCGATTATTCTACTGCCCAAGTTATTGATATAGATGATTGTTCTCAAATAGCAGAATATAAAGGTAAAATTGATACAAAAGATTTTGGAAACTTTTTAACTTCATTGGCAACTGAATACAATAATGCATTATTAGTTGTAGAGAACTCAAACGTAGGTTGGGCATGTATTCAGCAAATTATAGATAGAGGATATGGTAATTTATTCTATATGAGTAATGACCTAAAATATATAGATGTTGAAAGACAGATGAGTAATAAGTTTTATAGAGATGAAAAGCAAATGGTTGCGGGATTTTCTACAACATCAAAAACACGTCCTCTAATCATATCAGCATTAGATACTTATATGAATGATAAAGATATTCTTATTCGTTCTCAAAGATTGATTGATGAATTATTTACATTTATTTGGACTGGTGGTAGAGCTGAAGCTATGAAAGGATATAATGATGACCTTACAATGGCTTTAGCAATTGGATTATGGGTTCGTAATACTGCATTAAGATTAAAGCAAGAGGGAATCGATTTAACAAAGAGTATGTTGAACTCCACAACCATCCAAAATAATACAGGAGTATATGCTTCAAACTGGCAACAACAACGTAATCCATACGAAATGGAAGTGGGTAAAGGTCAAATTGAAAACTTAACTTGGTTACTTCGTTAATTTTTATATATTTATATGTTGAAACTCTTATAGATGAACGAAGATTTAAATAAATGGTTTAAGGAAAAGTGGGTAAACATCGGCAAAAAAGTTGATGGTAAACATCCACCATGCGGAACTTCGGGAGAAAAAAAGGGTTATGCAAAGTGTGTACCTGCCGCAAAAGCTGCCGGAATGAGTAAAAAAGAGAAAGAAAGTGCAACTCGTAGAAAAAGAGATGCACAAAATGATGCAGGTAGGGGTGGTAAAGATAGTAAGGGGCAAGGTAAGACACCTATATATGTTTCTACTAAACCTAAAAACGAAGAGTGGAGCGATAAATATAAAAGTAGTATAGATTGTAATAATCCAAAAGGTTTCTCTCAAAAAGCACATTGTGCAGGAAAGAAAAAAAATGAAACTATGAACATAGAAGAAAAACTAAATCTTTTTTTAGAAAAGAATTGCCCAACCGATGCAGGAAAGTGGGCGGCATCAAAAGCGGCAGCAAAAAGAAAATTCGATGTATATCCATCAGCTTATGCAAATGGATGGGCGGCAAAAAATTATAAAGGAAAAGGTGGTGGTTGGAAAACTTGCAATGAAAGTTTAGGTGAATTAAATGCACTGCACGAATGTTGGGATGGTTATAGAGAAATTGGAGGTAAGATGAAAAATGGTAAGATGGTCCCAAACTGTGTACCTGTAAAAGAAAATATTAAAGATATGAAATTAGTAAATTTAATGCCTGTAAATGTTAAGCATGTAAACGAAGAAGTTGATGATATCGAAGAGTATGATGTAGAAAACGGAGAGGATATGAAAGAATTCATTCAGTTTATGAAAGAATATACGCAATATTTGGCAGAAGCTAATTGTAATTGTGTATATGAGGCAGAATATCAGGGTAGAAAAGTACAATTGGGTAAACCAATGGCCGGCGATGTTAAGAAGTTTAAGGTATATGTAAAAAATGATAGTGGCAATGTTGTTAAAGTAAACTTTGGACAAAAAGGAGTAAAGATTAAAAAAAATAACCCCGATAGAAGAAAATCTTTTAGAGCAAGACATAATTGCGATACACCTGGTCCAAGATGGAAAGCAAGATATTGGTCTTGTAGAAAATGGTAATTTGTTTGGTAATATCAAATAATTTCCATATCTTTAAACAAATTATAAAATAACAAATGGCAGATAAAACATTTTTCGGTAGGTTACAAAAATTATTTTCAACACAAACTATCGTCCGTAAAACCGCTAAAGGAGTAAAGGTAATAGATACGGATGAATATCAGAGCTTATCAACTAATTTAGTAGATAGATATACCCGTATGCGTACGCCACAATATAGTGGTGGATTGATTGAATCGGCTATGGCTTATCAGCAAGTCCGCATTGATTTATTCAGAGATTACGATGGTATGGATAACGACCCGATTATAGCATCAGCATTAGATATATATTCGGATGAAGCGACTGTAAAAAATGAATTAGGTGATGTATTAAAAATTAATTGTGCAAACGAAAATACGAAAGAAATACTACATAATTTATTTTATGATATAATAAATATAGAATTTAACTTATGGCCTTGGACGAGAAATTTAGTTAAATATGGTGATTTCTTTTTACAATTAGAAATATCTCCGGAATTAGGTATTATGAATGTAATGCCAATGTCTGTTTATGAAACATCAAGAGTAGAGGGATTTGACCAAGAAAACCCACAAAGAGTTAAATTTGTATATTCTCCATTCCAAAATCCAAATAATGGATTATCTATGGCTTCGGCTAAAAAAGAATATGAAAACTATGAGGTAGCTCATTTCCGTTTATATTCGGATTCAAATTTTTTACCATATGGTAAATCTATGGTAGAGGGAGCAAGACGAGTTTGGAAGCAATTATCTTTAATGGAAGATGCGATGTTAATTCATCGTATTATGAGAGCACCTGAAAAAAGAATTTTTAAAGTAGATGTTGGTAATATTCCACCAACTGAAGTTGATAACTACATGCAAAAAATTATCAACTCATCTAAGAAAGTTCCATTCTTAGACCCAAACACGGGAGAATATAATTTAAAATATAATGTTCAAAACTTAATCGAAGATTACTATATGCCAGTTCGTGGTAGTGATAATGGTACATCTATCGATACATTAAAAGGTTTGGAATACAATATGATTGAAGATATCAATTACTTAAAAGGTAAGATGATGGCTGCATTGAAAATTCCAAAAATATATTTAGGTTATGAAGAAGATGTTAGCGGTAAAGCTACATTAGCAGGACAAGATGTTCGTTTTGCAAAAACAATCGAAAGAATCCAAAAAGTATTAGTATCAGAATTAACGAAAATTGCAATCGTTCATTTATATGCGCAGGGATTAGATAAAGCAGATGATTTAGATTTTTCATTGGAATTAACTGTACCATCTAAAATATATGAGCAAGAAAAGGTTGAATTATATACATCTAAAATTGCATTAATTCAACAAATGCAACAAACAAAGATGTTCTCTAAAAAATGGATGTATGATGCAATTATGCAAATGACCCCTGAAGAGCAAGATGAATTGACTGTGGATGTTATAGAAGATACAAAACAAGCGTTTAGATTAACTTCAATTGAAACTCAAGGTGTTGACCCTGCTAAAGAATCTGGCACCGAAGAACCAACCAATGTAGAAGAAGAAATTCAAAAAATAAAAGCGGAATTAGCAGAAGAAGATAAAGTTGGTAGACCTAAAGACCCAATTAGATATGGTAAAGATGACCATCATTTGGGAAGAGACCCGTTAGGTATTAAGAGTTTGAAGCAAAAAACACAAAGAGAATCTAAAGAGATATTCAAAGATATGTTGGGTAATAAGAAAACTATTTTGATGGAAGATTTGGATAAAAAGTAATAATCCACAATAAAAGTATATTTATATCAGAGAAATTAAATAATTAATGAAAAATATTAAGCACTCGAAATTTAAAAACACAGGATTCATCTTTGAATTGCTAGTTAGACAGATTACATCTGAAATAATGACTGGCAAACAAAATTCAAAAGCGGAAAAGATATTGAAAGAATATTTCTCTACCAAAAAAGAACTTTCAAAGGAATTGAAATTATACCAGTATTTGATTAATGAAAAATATAATTCAGAATCAAAAGCAGAAAAGTTTGTTGAAACTGTGTGTGAAGCTCGTAAGAGATTAGATGAGCAAAAACTTATGAAAGAAAAATATAATTTAATTAAGCAAATTAAAGAAAATTATAATATAGATGAGTTTATAAAATCTCCAATTTCAAACTATAAAAATTTAGCATCAATATACAAAATATTTGAAGCAACCATTACCAAAGAATCATTTGAACCAAAAGATATCGTTAATTCTAAATTTACTATTGTTGAGAATATGATAAATTCATCAATAGAAAATAAAGATAAAAAAGTAAACGATAGAGTATTGGAAGAATATAGAAAGCAAGATGAGGAAGTTAGAATGCTATCATATAAAATGTTAGTTGAAAACTTTAATTCAAAATATAGTAACTTATCGGCTGGACAAAAAAACTTACTTAAAGAATATATTAACAATATTAACAATACGGGTAAATTAAAAGAGTATGTTAATAATGAAGTTAATACATTATCTGAAGGATTAAAATCGGTTGGTTCTAAAATCAATGATAAAGTAACTAAAATCAAATTAGCTGAAACGATTTCTAATATTAAAAAAATTAAGACGGTTAAACGATTAAGAGAATCCCATTTATCAGCATTAATGATGAGTTACGAATTATTAAAAGAATTAAAAGATAGTTTAAATAAATAAAGAATGGTAAATTATAGAGCATTTGACGCAAAATTAGTAACATCTGGTTCTGCTTCATTAATAGATAGAGTTTGGGGTGTATTGCCTGTAAGTGGTGTGACTGGTACAATTACATTGGAAGGTGGTACAACTATTTCATTAGCACATTTAACCGCAGGAGAACCATTTCCTTGTCACGTTAAAAGTATAGCAGTAACCAATGGTGGTTCTGTTTATGTATTAGCTTAAATTTATCAAAATGCCAGCAGTATCAAAAGCACAACAAAGATTTATGGGTATGGTTCACGCCGCTGATAAAGGAGAAACTCCTGCATCCCCAGAAGTTGCCAAAGTATCAAAAGATATGGATGATAAAGATGCTAAAGATTTTGCATCAACTTCTCATAAAGGATTGCCAAGTAAAATAAAAGAAATGGTGTTAGCTGAATTACGTTCAGTAAGAGCTATTCAAACCGATTATGCTAAAACCTTAGATGCTATTCAGCAAAACTTAGAAGGATATAAACAATCCAAAGGAACTCCACAAGAAAAACAATATATACAAAAACTTAAAGCACTAACTACACAAAAGAAGAAACTTTCAGCAGAATTAGATGCTAAGGTTAGTGGTATGTACAAAGATGCCGAATTAAAAGTAGATGAAATGAGTGGTTCGGATGCGGCAGGCCCATATAATACACCATTTGCATTTGGTAAGCCCGAAAGCGAAGAAAAGAAGGGTAAAAGACAAGCCGATTTAACTGGATATAGTGTTGTTAAAGAAAATCGTTGGTTAGAATTGAAAAAAGATGAATCATCCGCTCAGGCTAAAATTGGTAAAGGTATATCCAATATCAATAAACAATTAGCAGAAATGGAAAGATTTCTTAATTGGTATGGAAAAATTAAGAACGAAAGTGGTGTAGATAATAAAAGTTATTGGAAAAGAACAAATAGTCATATTTATAGTATAAAGGAAAGGCTATTAAAATTAGACCAAAAAATTAGACAAATTTCAGAATAATGAAAATATCTCAATTAAAAGAATTCGTTAAGCAGGTCGTTAGAGAAGAAAACGATTATCAGCAATTATTTAAACATATGTTAGATAAAAGTGGTAAGAGTATTACTTCTATGTCCGATGATGAAAAGAAGAAATTTTTCAATGCAGTAGATACGGCATATAAGGCAAAATCGGAAGGTAAACTAATAGGTTATAACGAAGCCGAATTAAGTGCCGCTCAACAAAAAATAGATTTGAACAAAAACGGAAAAGTTGATGGCGATGATTTAGCTAAATTGAGAGCAAAGGATGAAGTTGGGACTAACGATTGGCACTTTAAAGCGATTATGAAGTTGTATGATAAGGCTGGTTCATTTGGTAAAAAGAAGATAGCAGCCGCAGCAACATCATCTACAAACGCAAGTAGAAAAGAAATTGAAAGAGCATTGAGAGATACCGATTATGAAGAAATAACGGATATATCAGATAAAATTGGATTGAAAGAGGCGTTTAATAGAATGGCTCAAAAAAAAAAATAGTTAACGAAGGTGTAGTTGAAGGTTTACTCGCAACTATAACCATAGCTGTATTAGGTAAGATAGTTATCTATTTTATGTATGAATTGGCTAAAAAAGTAGGAAACTATATTAATGGTAACAACGATTATAAAAAAGCAGTTACCAAAATATTAGAATCTATATCCAATAACAAACGTGTTATGGATGATATAATAAAGATGTTAGATTCTAATGATGGTATAAATAACAGTGTTGCTGATAAAATTGTGAAGATGGGATATGTACAAACACAAATTGTAAAAATGGTGGATAGTACAAATGGTGAATTGGATGAAACCGAATTAAAAAATCATTTGAAAACCGCTTTAGTAAAAGCGTGGGAAGATAAAGGATTAACCGGAAAAGCGGCTGATAAGGTAAAAAACGATATAAAATAAATGAATAAAGGATTATTAATAGAGACCCATTTGTTTGAAGCTAAGCTCATAGAGCAAGATAACGGAACTTATTTAGTTAAAGGCATCTTACAAAGAGCTGGTGCGCCAAATCAAAATCATAGAAGATATCCAAAAGAAATCTTAGAAAGAGAGTGTAAGAAGTACGAACAACTTATCAAAGAAAGAAGAGCATTGGGTGAGTTAGACCATCCAGATTCGCCTGTTATTAACCTAAAAAACGTTTCACATAATATTAGAGAAATCGGATGGGATGGCGATGATGTTATTGGTGTAGTGGAAATTCTCTCAACCCCATCGGGAAACATTTTAAGAGAGTTATTAAAAAACAACATTCGTTTAGGAATTTCATCGAGAGGGTTAGGTTCAGTAAAAGAACTAAATGATGGTACTTTAATGGTTCAGGAAGACTTCGAATTAGTTGGATGGGATTTTGTATCAAACCCATCTACACATGGGGCATTTATGGCACCAATGAACGAATCGAAGCAGTGGGCAAAAGTAGCTGAAGAGTGTGGAAAGTTTTGTAAAGCACAAGATTTAATGAGAGAAATTATAATTGAAATTAATTAATATGGCAAAGTTAGTAAATTTAATTCCAAAGGGAAATGTAGCAGTAAAAGAATCCATAGGTGATATGGATGCATCATTACCGGCTCAAGTAGAAAGATTTTTGGATAGAACAGTTAGTATAGTAAAAGGATACAATTTGCCAAAAAAGAAAGAACAATTGATTATTGCAAAAATAGTTGATGCATTGGGGATGGATAACTCTCAATTAATGCAGGCAATTCAAAAAATTAAGAAAAACGATATCTTAAAAAAATAATGCAAAAGTTAAAAGACTTACTAAGAGAAAATTGGGATGTTAAGGATGGTAAGGTATTATCAAATGGTAAACTTATAGGATATTATGAATTTGATAGAGATTCTGATTCATTCTGGGTTGATGATGTGAAGAAAGGAAAAGGTCAATTATCATTTGATACAAAAAGAGAAGTTGAAAACTACTTTAAGAAGAACGAAAAAGATGCTCTCAACCATTTAGGAAAATTGAGAGAATCTATTTCAGAAGTAACAATGCATAATATGACTAGAGAAAACGCATTGGATGATTTGAAGCACGTTATTCACAATATCAGACCATATAGTAAAGAAGCAGTTAAACATATGGAAGCTGCAATTAAAATAATAGAAAAATTTGATGTAAGATGATAAAGTTAAAAGATTTACTTAATGAAGAGGAGAAGTTTCAACAACTACCTACTGAAATAAAAAAACACTTTTTGGAAATAATTTCTACATTTGGTCAATTTGGTGAGCAAATGAATAGAAAATCTGATATCAGAACTATTGCAGAAACATTAGGCGGTATCGCTGATGCGGCACAAGAATATACTTTGAGAGAA